AAGATATGGGTCAATTGGGTGTGGCCTACGAATCCAGCAAACATCATCTGGCTTCATGATGACCTTGTCGCCGTTGGGCATTAGTACTTCGTAGCCAGAGACAAATGTCTTTGGGTCAGGAATTGGAGCAGTTGACTGCGGGGGGAGTAGGTTGAGGCCAATTATGCCCCCATCACGTCCACGCACCTTTTCAATAAAGACTCCGCGCGTTCCTAGTAGGAGTTGTGACGAAACTCTATATCTAAAGATGAAAGAGTTTTCACCAATATTAGATTTGGTATTTAAGATGTCTAATAAACCAGCATTTTTTGCTTTTCTCCCCTTGATAATCATTCCATCGGGGGAGTTATCTTCGCGCAGGACAATGGGCAATCTTGCCTGGTTGCCAGCGATGGCATCAATGCACCGAGCAACCCAGGTAACCTTCTGCATGCCCTCTTTGTAGGCTCGCTCGATATCCCATGGGTCGCGATACCCCTTACCTACGTACGAGGCATTTTGGGCAACCGTTCCACCTGGTCCAAATGCAGATTTCTGCGCTTGATTTTCAAGTGATTTATTTTCAGTTTTGTTCCATGCCATAGTTAATCAGAACCCAGCAGATATCCGTATAGTCCGCAATTTACACCTGCCACAATAAGGGCCAAAGGCGGCAATAAAAGACCTGCTCCAATGGCCGTAAGCAAAATAAACAATACCATTAAACAATGAGCAGAAAAGGAACGGGTTATGATGCGCTCCCTTTGGAGGTGTATCCGTAACCTGATTAGCAATTTCGCGATGATTGTCTTCATATGCTATCGTGCTTATGTACCTTGAAGTGATTCACGAGAGACAATCTAATACATCGCGAGCCGTTTGGAGTGGATGATGACGGACTGGAATAAAGTTCTTCAATTTTTGGAGCCGAAACAACCATCGTTCTGCCCAGAGGAACCTTCTCTCACTCAAAAGGTTTTCCTGCGCACATATTCATTGGAAGCACTATTCGGCGGAGCGGCAGGCGGTGGCAAGAGTTCGGCTCTCCTTATGTCGGCGTTGCAGTACGTCGACGTTCCTGGCTATTCTGCCATTATCTTCCGTCGCACATACGCCGACCTCGCTCTCCCCGGAGCCATCATGGACCGGTTTATTAGTTGGATGTCAACAGTTGACGATGTTCGCTGGAACGCGAACAATTACACAGCGGTATTCCCTTCCGGAGCACGACTTTCTTTTGGTTACCTCAACAACCAGCAGGACTTTCTGCGCTACAAGGGTGCCGAATTCCAATTCATTGGCATGGACGAAGTCACCGAAATCAGAGAGTCAGACTATAGGTACATGTTCTCTCGTCTACGTCGTCCTGCTTCGGGTCCGCTGGCTCAGGTCCCCCTGAGAATGCGCTCCGCCTGCAACCCTGCACCAAATTGGGTCCGTCAACGATTCATCGTTGAGGGGCAGGCCGAGGGGCGCATTTTTGTCCCATCAAAATTGTCAGATAACCCCGGAATTGATGCTGACTCTTATCGCACTGCCTTGCAAGCCCTAGACCCGGTTGAGCGTCGCCGCCTAGAAGAGGGTGACTGGTGGGCAACAACTCTTGGTTCAATGTTTCAACGAGAATCCATCGTAATTATTGACCAAACTGATATTCCTAGAATCTCTTCATCTGCCCGTGCCGTTAGATTTTGGGACCTTGCCGCTACAGAGCCATCTCACACAAACCCAAACCCAGACTGGACTGTTGGGACGTTGATGTTATTTGATGGCGGAATAGCCTACATACTTGATGTCCGCCGAGCCAGGGTCCGAGGCGAGAAGGTGGAGGCATTTATTGCTCAAACTGCCTATGAAGATGGGGGTACGGTTGCAATCCGGATGGAACAAGAGCCAGGCTCATCTGGTAAGGGCTTAGTTGACCAGTATGCGCGATACGTTCTTCCGGGATTTGATTTCTTGGGAATTAGGTCAACGGGAGACAAGGTCACGAGGGCGCGACCATTCGCAGCAGCCGCGGCTAACGGTAACGTCAGGTGCGTGCGTGGCCCGTGGCTAACAGACTGGCTAGACGAATTATCAACCTTCCCTGAGGCATGCGACCACGACGACCAGGTGGACTCCGCCGTTGGCGCATTTACACATCTTGCTGGTTTGGGGTTGCCTCAACGCAGGCGTGTGGGTATCATCGTCTGAAGATACCTAATACGGAAGGGGTTCCAATGAATGCACTAGAGCGTATTGCCGATATTCGGCAAGTTCTAAGCAATTGCATTGCCGAATCAGTGAATTCACCAGACCTAGAGGTCTCGGAGATTTGTGAAATTTTGTATGCATTTCGCGAACTCAAGAGAGATATCGGTTTGCTGGATAGCGAACTTGAGCAGGCTGCGATTAGCAGGATGGAAGAGGATATTATTGCTCTCCCATCGGGTCAACAGGTCGAGCGCCGAACTGGGGCAGATAGAAAAGCATGGGACCACAAGGGCCTTGCCACAATCGTTGCCAACAGAATCTATGAATCGTCTATTGACATGGACACGGGCGAGGTCCTATTGTCTCCAATGGAGATGATGGCAAAAATGCTTGATTACGCGGCACCGTCATATTGGCGTGTTGGCGAACTAGGGAAAATTGGTGTTTCGGCTGATTCGTACTGCGAAAAATCCGAAGGAAAAGTCAGTATTTCCATAACGTCCAAGAAGTAATAGAAAAAGGAACGGCTATGGCAACAGCAAAAAAACAACCAACTAATGAGATAAATGGAGACGAAAAAGTGCACAGCGAATTACCCGAAGTAACACACAACTACCTGCAGGAACGCATTGCGGAAGATGCTTTTTATTCCGAGAAGCGGGCCAAAGATGAGCAAAAGCGCAAAGATGATGGCCATCGCCTCCTTATGGATTTGAGCGAGCCATTCCCTCCGGAAGTGGAACGGGAACTTCGTAAAGGCGGTACGGCACTCACCTATATCCCCGTCAGTGAAGTTATTGCACGTCTCAATCGTTGCTTCGGTATCGCAGGTTGGTCTTCGGAAATTATTAGATGTGAACGTGACCCACTAGACCCCGATTTCATTGTCGCCCATGTTCGTTTAAGTACACATGGTGGCGATGGCTGGATGGCAGTGACTAAAGACGGTTTCGGTGGTCAAAAGATTAAGCGGACTAAGGCAGGGGAAATTGTTGACCTTGGCGACGAGTTCAAGGGTGCTGTTTCTGACGCACTCAAAAAGGCCGCTCAACAATTCGGCGTGGCTCTATACCTTGCCCGCTCCGATGAGGCGCTCAGCATCGAGATTGAACAAGACATGGCACAATCACGACCACAAATTGACCCCAAGGTTGCCTCCCTTTGGGAGCAGTTCCGAACACTGAGCGGCTCATTCAATGCGGAGCAAAAAGCACAGTTGGGCCAGTTTTGGAACGAGTACGCCAATGGCGCACCAAAGCCAACCCTAGAGACGGCAACATTACAAATCCTCATGGCTCTTATCGAGGAATGCACAAGGATTAGTTTTCCTGGCTCACAAATCATCGTTGAAGAGTGATTTGTGACCTCATCAGATGGTGTTAAGGGACCACCGTTCACGCCTCCCCCGTACCTGTCCGCATCCTCAATGGGGACCTTCAATCAATGCCCGTTAAAATTCAAGTTTAACAAAATTGACCAGATACCAGATTTGCCATCATCAGCGACACTCTTGGGCAACTTTGTTCATGAGACATTGGAAGGGTTCTATGCTCTGCCATTTAGCGAACGCACTATTGATTATGCCAAAGCACTAGCCCGTCAAGTTTGGGAAACTGGGGATTGGTCCAATAGAATCAAGGGGTTTGTTAAAGAGACCGAGGTTAATCGGTTTCGCTGGTCAGCGTGGTGGTGCGTTGAAAATCTCTTCAAAGTCGAAGACCCTATGACCGTTGAGGTTAAGGGAATAGAAACGGAAGTTAACGGGCTCATTGGTACCGCTACCGTTAAGGGTTTTATTGACAGACTTGATGGCACCGAAAATGGTGTCTGTGTTTCTGACTACAAAACTGGCAAAACACCCCAGAAAAAAATATGGGTAGTGGATAAATATTTGCAACTCCAAATTTATGCAACATTGTTGAGGAATTTAGAGATAGCAGACGCCTCTGAGATTAAGTTGCTCTATCTCAAGGACGGGGTAATTTTTCAACACAAACTCGTACCTGAAGATTTTACGAATACCTTAAACTACGTTCAAGGCACATACGATGCAATACAAGAGGCATGCGAAACTGGGGTGTTTGCACACAACAAGTCTCGCCTATGTGATTGGTGTGCCTATAAGTCAATATGCCCAGGATGGAAAAAATGACAGATATCATTAGTGACGATGCCTTGGCCTATATGGTCGCAGAGGAAGTTAAAAACAAGTTGTCCCCCGTGCAGCGCAATGTGCTACTTCATCGCGATAACTGGGGTAGATGGCAGCGAGCGCTTATCGCCCTGACAGAAAACCTCAATGAACAGATTGAGCAGATAGCGGGGGCAGAAGCCGAAGATGAGCGTCGGTTTGAGAGTAGTAAGCGAATGCAAAAAGAAATGCACGGGGTCTATGCGGACCGTCGACTTCGTGTGGAGAGATTCCTATTTCATGTGAATAAGCGCCTGGATGAAGTCACGAAAATGATTGAAACAGGAGTGGCGCCAGAGTCCAGTCCATGGGAAGTGATTGAATTCTTTAAGCGTGCAATTTTTGAGCATCGCAAATTGATGGACAAGCACGACCTAGAGCCAACCCCTATTGACGAAGCACTATGGGCTTCTTTATCAGATAAATGGTTATTTGATAAGATAGACGTATCCCTCCTCTAGCAAGGACCCCATATTGCGCTATCGCAGCAAAAAAAGAGAAAAAGAATACGTCATACGGAGAGAAGTAGTCGAGCGCCTGCTTTCTGAGCGCCCATACTGCGAGGCGTGTCCTAAATTTGCCAAACATGATGACAAAGTTTCGTATGTACGGCGAGGTAGCGTAGACATTCACGAAATCGTCAGACGCTCCCAAGGCGGTTCAATAATCGATGAGCCTAATCTCATGGCGGTATGTCGTGAGTGCCACAACCGCATAGGCAGGGAGCCTCAACTAGCATTTGACCTTGGGTTGGCCAAGCATGGCTGGGAAAGAGATACTTAAATCGCCATAAATTTGGATTGATTGTTCACTACGGGGGCTACTTAATGTAGTAAAGTCTATTTGTCGTAACCAACACTAGACACGGAGAAAAAATATGAGTTCAGCAGTTCTTCAGTTCCAAAGCGTCGGAACCCTCACCGCTGCCACCGGTAAGGCTTTC